CGGATACGAATTGTATCGCCTTGGTTTTTGATCTCGCCTTCCCAATCGGTATTGGCAATCTCAGTCATCATAGTGTTCGCATAGAACTTAGCGTTCAATTTTTGCGACCATAGTTGTGGGATAAATCCACCTGAGTAAGATGGGGATGTGTCGAATGCGCCTGCTCCGACGACGGGGAATACAGCAGCCATTTTGGCCTCCTATTAAGTTAGTTGGGACTTAATAACTGCTTACATGTTAACACGTTTTGCCTAAGCTCGAACGCGGCCTTCCATATACGCAGCTGTCAAGTCAGCTTCAAGTTTTTCCGCCTCAGCGTACTGCCCTCGCGTATTCAGTGTACGAACCTTATTCCAAGCTCTATCCGCGTCTTTAGGCGAATAAATTTTAGAGTTCTGGGAAGCACTCTGCGTACGAACAGAATTAGCAGAACGGTTTGGAGCAACCTGCTTTTCAAGTTCGGCTTGGTTAGGCTTAGCTTCGGTCGGTGCTGCTAACGTTTCTTTCCAAAGGCGCACATAGTGGGCTATGGCTTCTACGTCACCGGCATCAAACGCCTGCTGTGCTTGAACTCTGCGTGGGCCTCTAAGCATAGGATCATGCTCATTTAACCACGCTACCCAACGCTCATCGTTGTCGACCTGCGGAAAATCAGGTACGGCTTGGTTGAGCCTCTGACTAAATCCTACTTCTCCAACTTGGCTACCCGTCCTTGCAAGTTCGTCCTGCAATTTCTTGATAACCGCGTCTTGCTGTTCAAGTCGGCCCTCGTATTCTTGAGAGACTTCCTGCGCAACTCGGCGCTGAACGTCCAGCAGTTCTTCACCAAATTCGGCTCGATCTGCGTCGGTCACTAAACTGACTTTCTCCTTCGGCTTTGTCGGCTCGGCTTTTTTAGCAGTCATCTCCTTGCGGATTGCTGTTAGCTCCTCAGTCATTTCGCGCACCTGTTGGTGCAACCTTGGAACTTCAGCGTCATACTTACCCCGTAAGGTGCTGTACTTCTGCTTAAAGTCGTCCTCTACGTCCGTTGGTGACGTGTCAGCTGGCTTCGCTTCATCAGGTTTGGGTGCTGCTTCAATCGTAGCTACTACTTCCGCTTCCGTATCCAACTCCTCGGGTTGAGGTTCGTGTTGGGCTTCTAACGCTTTTTCGTACGCTTCAATTTCGGCAATCTGTGCCTGTACCTGCTTTGGCAACGCCATATGGTTTCTCCTCAAAGCACCAACTCTGTTTCACAGCGCCCGTAGGTAGGCTGCTCCCGTCTTTGGTGTGCTTCATCGTGCCCTTACGGGCGGTTAAGTACCTTCGTCGCTTCTTCAACCGACGTCAGTAAGTCTTCAAATGCTTCTGCGCGCCCCTGCAACCGGTGGATTGTCACCATATCGGTTGCTTTCACTAGCCGCGCTTTGGCTAACTCAGCTTCGGCCTCAAAAAGACCTAACAGAGCCGTTTCACCTGTTTCTTTAAGTCTCAACAGTGCTTTCACGTGCTGTCGGTCACAAAGATTCAAGTCAATCATATCGTAAATCTACTCTAAAGATGTTAACGTGTCAACACATGTGAAGACTACCGTCCATTTGGACGCGGACTCATTGTATTATCCTGTCGCCCGCCTTTTGGGGTACCATCTTCTTGTAATTGCGCTGCCTGCTGCTGAGCCTGCATCTCTTGCATCATCATAGCTTGCTGCTGTGCTAACTCTTGCTGCTTCTGAACATCTTCTCGGCTAGGGACAAGACGATCAACATTGGTGTTAAGATTACCCGCGAGGTCGCGGAGTAGTTCAGCCGTACCCGGTAATCCAACAATCTGCTGTGCAACCGGACTTTCCAGTATAAGACGGAGGAAGTCAGTCTTGCGGACAGCTTCAGCTTCTTTAACGACAAGCGACATTGCGCCCGTTGCAACAATTTGAACATCGCCGATAAGGTCTGGGTCATCTGAATACCTTAAATTTCTTTGATACTGGCGTTCCAGCATAGGGCGCATCACATCGTGGTCGATGTTGCTAATAACTTGTTTGATGCTCTTACCCGCGTTGGACATGAGCATTGAGAGGCCCGAGGACGTACGCCCTGCGCCCGGAACGTGTTGCCCCGTCATGTAGCGCGGAATACCTGATACCTCGTCTGAAATCGCCATAAAGCGGTCAAACACACCCATAAGCTCAGCTGCGTTAGAGTTAGGCTGAAAAAATGTCATGGGTGGCGTCGAGTCTTGGTAATCAGACTGCTTAAATTGCCATATCTTCCATGGGTACATCTGAGTAATGTCTTCGCCGTTTGGAAGGCGGCTGATATTAACGCCGACCTGTGGACCGGAGCTTATACCCATATTATTTGCAAGCGCCCGAGCAGCGGCGTTACACATATTCTGAGCGTCCATACAAAGGTCAGCGACCCCGTTACCGTCAATACGGCCCGGAACCTTTTCAAAAGATGTCATGTAGTAAGGCTTACGCCCTAGCGGATCATAGTTAAGCACCGCACGAACGACGATATTGTCGATCATCCATACTTCGCAGGGGTAGGACTTATGTGGGTCTTCGACCTCGGCTTCATCCAGTCCCCATTCGAGTAAAACATCACCGGGAATTGTATCCCAGAGTTGTATCGCGGCAACTAAATCGGTGTTCGCCTCGTCGAAATCCTGCCCTGTGGCGGCTTCCATGAGGTCGTCGTTATGATCTAGCCAGCTGAACCCGCCTGATCCAAAGTCGCTTAGGATAGAACGTACAGCGTCTTCGTCGTAGCCCTCAACGCCGAGCATGTTCTCAACGTCGTCTCGTGTCAGGTGGTGTAGCTCTGCAATCGGCATCGAGTGAATATCATCACCCCACGGCATCCAGTAGAACTTAAACGGATCAACGCGCTCCCACTCATCGCGGAGTACATCCACAACGCCTAAACCGCCTTCGACGTATTTCATCGCCTTGCGTTTGCGTGGGATTGGCCCTTTGAGTATAGCGTAAGGGAATGTGGCTATGTCGTTCGTGAACTCGAACAGCGCCTTCGTAAAGCCGCCCTCAAGCATCTGGTCTTCCATTTTGGTTTCCATCCGCTCGACGCGCTTCTCCGCTTCGAACTTCATAGACCGCATGGCCGTATCTTTCATACCCGAAGCAAGCTGTTTAAGCTCAGCCTCATTTGGCGGTTCCCCGCCAGCGTCGTAATATTGCATCAGGTTTTGCTGCATGATGTTCTGCATCGCCTGAACTATGTCCGGTGGCACCTCTGGGATAGGCGTCGCGCTAAGAGACCAAGGTTTATCTGTACCTGTGCCTAAAAGCGTATCTCGCAGCCAAGCAGTAGCAGTCCTACACTTAGCGCTGACAATGCCCATAAAGATTTCTGAGCCGCCTTGCTCCTGTATTTCAGCAAGTTTCGCAGGTTCGTACTCCATATTCCGAGCGCGAACGCACTGCGCAAGACGCTCTTCTAAATTGTCTTGGTGATGATCTCGCATCACTTCCCAACGTTTGTGGACGTGGGAAGCCAGCCCTTGGATCATAGGGGTATTCTGTTTCGCATCAGAAGCACGTTGCGCCTGTGCCTCAAGGTCAGAAGCACGCGCAACAGGAATTAGGGCCGAGCCTAGCGCCATATCAAAATCTCACCTGTGACGTCATGCGTACGATAACACCTATGTGTTCACACGTCAACAGATTAGGTCCAACCGCTAGAAGAGACCCGAACGACCTCTTTCCTCTGGGTCGAGTACGGGCTTGATCCGAACGTCTCACCGCCGTCTGCGTGAAGGCACATGTACTGAAACGCATCGGCCACATCTGACCACGGGTGTGACTTCTCGGGCTTCTCATCCCGCGCACCTTTCGTGTTAATCTTGTACCGATACTTCCCGGCCAACGCCTGCACCAACGACGACGCTCCAACGCCGTCGACGACGAAACCGTACTTACCGTCAACCACACGGGTCAGGTATTTCTCCACCGCAGCGATCCGCGCAGCGATTGAATTGGTCCTCGCGGGCTTAACGACGAACCCCTCGTTTTTGTATATATCCGCCACGGTTCTCTCGTCCGTCTGGACACGCTGGAACGCAGCAGGGTCAATAATAACTATCGCCCTACGACCCGGAAACTTGTTACTAAGCAGGGGTTTGAGTCTCTCCCGCACGAAGCGTAGCGCGCCCATACCATCAGAGATCAAGCTGTCGTAGACGACCAGTCGCCCGTCGTGCGTCACGCTGCCGATTACCGCTGCGGGCGTCAGCCCCGCGTCGACGCCGATCAGCAACGGGCTGTCACTAAACATGGGAGTCAACTCTTCATCTGAGGAGTGAACCGTACGGTCGAACGACCTAAACACTGGCTGTCCACTGAGCGATTTGCCGAACTGCGCGTGAATATACACGTCCACCCAGTCCTCAGTTTTCCCTTGTGCGAGGTTGTCATAATAGTCGTCAGGTAAGAACCTCGTCCAATCGGCCTCCGGTGCCAACCCGCTGGGCTGTATGGTTACATGCACGTTGCTAGGCGGCTCTGTAAGCAAAGTTTCCCAAAAAGTATCCATATCAGGGGGGTTCGTCATGCCCCAAATGTGCATATTCGGCTTCCCGTCGTCAGTAACGCACCCTACCCCGTTCATCATTTTGTCGGGATACCGGCCCACACGACCTTGAGCGGCGTTGTAAATATCGGGGTGAATCTCCCTAAATTCGTCAAATATGATGAAACTAGCCTGTAAACTGAGCAGTCTACGCACGTCATTGGCGTCATCTAGCCCTCTAAACAGCACTTCGCACTCAATATCACCCACTTTTAGGACGAATTTGTACTCAGTTTTGAGGAAAGAACCCATCACGCCGTCTGGAATCCACTTCAAAAAGTCAGGAATTGACGTATCTCGCAGCTGTTCTCGCGTATTTCGCACCCAAATGGTCCTAGAACGCC